CCTCGTGAAAGTTTCTAATTAGTTTCTCTTGGAAAGGGTATAAGTCAAACGGAACTAAACCCTCATCAAGAGAGACGATCTTAATATATTTCTTAGCAAAGTAAACAGGGTCGTCTTTACATTTAACAAACTCTATGATTTGTTCTTGTGTAAATTCAATTTCGGTATTCGCTTTCTTTAGATTCGGATTACCGAGATAAATGTCGTCAACGTAAGGCATAATTTAAATCATGAATTTTTTGTCGTGTTCGATTGTTCTTTGCTGTAGTTCTATTGTTTTTTCTAGTCTTTGTATTTTCTTTTTTAAATCTTTGCTATCCTCTCGTCTGGAGGATCGGTTCTCCTGAGTCATAATCCGAAACTTTGTAATTCACGATTTTAGAGCCAGGATACACTTTGCTCACTTGATCCTGTACTTCTTTTCGTGATGGTAATACCACAGTGGGAAAGAACATTTTTATCATGTATGTTCCTCCTCGCCATCGTAAAATAACTTTTAGTATGTTTCCTACTTTGTTATAATCTGGTAAACGTGTTGCTTCGTATTGAATATTTGATTTTGGTGATTTGATTGGTTCGGGTTTAATAATGTCAACTGCCTCAACTTCCCTCCATTTAATGTCTCCAGTGGCATCTTCGACCTTAATGCCACAGTTTTCTAATGCACCTATTTGTGCTGGAGACCAACCCATTTTCGAGTATCAATACTGTATTATTTAGTATGTGGAATATCTACATCATCACATCCTGCATATGAAGTAGATAGATCTGCACCTATATCACCACCTTTATCTGCACCAAACATGGTGACAAATCCAGCAGCAACCCAACCCACGAATGGTATATTTGATAATGCAGGGGCAGCTTGAGCACCAACAGCACCACCCACTACTCTACCAGTTCCTCTTCCAGATCCAGCAGCCTCTATACATGCGATAGTCTTAGCACTTATCTGATTAGAGTTCCATTTACTCGTCTTTGTAATTGCTGATGGATCTATCCATGCAGATGTGCTACTAACAGGCCCTCCATGATGAACTGCTCCATCCATGGTATACATCTCTGTTGTTTGTATACTCTCTTTCTTTGTTCCTAGGAATCCACCTCTCTTCTCTATATCCTTTACGTTTGACATGACTAATGGATCATTTGCCCTATATGTCATATCATATGAACCGTCTGCATTGCTTACGACTCTATATGAAGTATATGGCCCTACTGGTAGGGTGGGAAATTTACTCTCCTTATTATTCAATCTAATGATAGATCCAATTAACCCTATTTGGGTTCCGCCTATCACCACACCCAATCCAACTGCAAGCCATTTAACTGACGGTTTTATATTCATTTGTGTCATGTAATGCTGACTTATATATACTAACCTCCGTTTCCACCTCCTCCATTACCGCCACCGCCATTACCACCACCATTTCCACCGTTGCCATTACCGCCATTACCATTTCCACCGTTGCCATTACCGTTCCCGTTGCCGTTCCCGTTGCCAGAATCTGATCTATTGTCTGGTGCTAGTCTGCCACCATATCCTATACGATATCCATTAGGTATTTTTTTGCATTTCTTTTCGTCAAAGCAGTAATACTGGCCTGGTGGGCATCTCTTAGTTGCTGCTTCTTCTATAAATTTGTTGAAGTCTTTCATGTTCATACTCTTGTTAAAACTTTGGATAATTTGAAAACTGTGGATAAAGAAGTGGTCGGAGTTCCTCTCACTCTTACATTGCCAGAACTTATATCAGCATCGAATGTTGCAAGGGAGATGCCTGTTCTTATTGTTCCGAACTCCATTATATAGACTTGGGAACCATCGTGTAATACATTCAATGTGGTTACATGGTAATTAGATCCTTGTGTGATTTGTATTTGATACTGAGCAGATCTATAAGTAGCAGCAGCAAAAGTATCTATGGTGGATGCACTTGTTGTTGTGGTGGTTTCAGTAGCTGCCTCAAACGAGATAACTGGAGTTATACTTCCAGCACCAAGTTCAATTCCAGTTCTTGCTGTGACAACACCAATTGAATCTACAAAGGTAACGTCATCATAGGTAACTGTTCCTGCACAGGATATATTACCTGTAACTTCTAAATTACCTGTAACTACATTTATAAGAGATGTGCTTGCTATACCTACAAATTTAGTTCCATTTCCATCTGCATTAAAAACTAATACTTTATTATCACCTGTTGCAGTATTAAAATCAACATCCTCTAGATCTGCAATCCTACTAGCACCACCACCACCAAATGATGCTAATTGTTGTTGAACTCTATTAACAAATAATTGATAATTATCTCGCAACTTCTCATAGGTTACAAAATTTTGATCCAAAGGAGTTAAAGGATCTTCATTATCAGTCTCAGGTGGTTCAGTTAAAAGATTCTCTTGTAAATGTTGTTTTTGTGTTTCTTTTAGTTCGTCTACAATCTGACGTAATTCTTTGATATCAATGTCAAATTTTACGTTTAGATCTTTGATTTGATCATCATAGTATTTTATTTCTGGTATGGAAGAAATCTTTTCTTGAAGTTCATTGAAATATTCTTTGAGAGATCCATTGATTATATTTTGAGATTCAATGTTTTTAGTATTAAACTCTTTTACTTTTTTCTCAATATTTTCTTTTAGTAAATTATATTGACCTAATATTTGTTTTTTTAATTTTCTATCATCATCTTTTAAATGAAGTCTATACTCATTTATTAAGTCAGATGATTTTTTTAACTCTTCATATATTTTTTCATTATCAGCCTTAAACATTCTTTCTAAATTATCAATTTCAATTTTCTTTTCAAAATTCTTAACTTCAACCTCTTCTGAAAATTGTTGAATCTCTTGATCAAACTTATATTCCAAAGAATTTATTTCATCTTCATAATTTGGAGCATTGGATACAAACTCTCTTAATTCAATAATATCTTCCTTTACAGATGATATATCATCTTCATAGTGACGAATTTCTGGGAGACTTTTGAGACTACTTTCAAGACTCTCAATTTGATCATCATAATAGCGTATCTCTGGTATACTCGCAGCGTTTGTACGTACTTCTTCCTTTAGTTCGTCAATTAAATCGCATATAGCAGATATTTCAACATCATATGTTGGAATATTTTCTTTAACTTCTTCTACATAAGCAGACAATTCTTCTAACTGCTCATCATAGTATTTTATTTCTGGTATCTCTGGTATATCTTGCCTAACTTCATCTATTAATTTTATTACACCATCATACTGCTCTTCAATAGAACAAGGTGCAGTATCTATAATTTCCTCCTTCTCTTCTTCCTCCTCAGGCTCTACAAACTCTTCAACAGAGGGTAGTTTTTCTTCTATTATAACTTCATCTACAGAAGGTAATTTTGTTTCAATTATAACTTGATCCACGGAGGGTAACTTCTCTTCAGTTATAATTTCATCTACAGATGGTAACTCCTCATAGAAGTCATCTATAGACGGTAGTTTCTCCGTCATGGTATGAGTAAAATATTACTTTGGGATTCCTCTCCCTGACTTATTTATCTTCTTTCTTACTCTGGGCTTTTAATAATTTTGACAATTCAGATGTCGATCCTACAAATAATGCATTATTAACTGTAGATGGGCCTTTTTGTTTTTCTTCTTCATTTACATCTTTTAATTTCTTTTGAAGATCCATTAATTTATCAGTTGCATCAGCAACATTCTTTATCAATTGACCTGCAACCTCATACGCTCTTGGCATCTCACTTTCTTGAGCAAGTTCAAGAATACCGTTGATAGCCTCTTGACCTTTTTCTATTATACTATAAAGGTTACCACGAGTATATTCATAATCCTTACTAATATGGTCAGGATTTTGTTTTTCTTTTTTCTGAACTTTTTCTATCTCTGTAGGAACTATACTTGTTTCTACATTGAAAGCATCATCTAATCCTTCGGTTTTCATGAGTAAGATCCGTCAAATCCAAAGTCGTCTCCTAGTTCAACTAGGTTACTATCTTCTCTAGGTGAGTAGTCGATACCTTTAATCTCTGTTCCTCTAACATGTGCTTTAGCGATTGTGGTATCTTGACCTCTCTCAACAGTAATTTTATTACCTGTGATTTTGGT